GTGTGACAATAACATAACACTCGCCGCTGGATTAGCATACGGAACAATCGGCGGCGGATATGGAAATGAAGTGACTGCTAATAGTGCAGTAATTGGTGGCGGAAACTACAATACTGCTAGCGGGACCTACGCCACTATTGGTGGCGGCTTGTATGCCGTGGCATCTTTATATGGGCAGGCTGCGCAGGCTAGCGGGCGATTCAGTGCTGCTGGTGACGCGCAGAGAAGCGATCTCACAGCGCGTATACTAACAACCGACGCAACGCCAGCAGAACTTTTCCTAGATGGTGTGGACGATAGGCTTGTCATTCCAGTTTCAACGTCCTGGCTCTTTGAAATCAGGGTTATTGCCCGCCAAACGAATGGCGGTTTCGCCGTTAATGGGTATCTCACCACAGGAATAATTTCTAGGGATGCCGGTAATGCCGGAATCATTATTCAGGCACAGACAGACTGGGACACTGAAGGCTCGACCTGGGATTTCGTAGTGAGCGCTGACACGGCCAATCAATCGCTCAAGTTACTAGCTACCGGCGCGGCAGGTATTGATATAAATTGGGTGGCAAGTATCCATCTCGTGCAGACAACGGGCTAATGGCTGGAGCATACACAGCAAAACCTGAAGCAGACGATACACCTGACGTCCCAGACGGCTGGGATGTAGACTGGCCGTTTCCTGGGGCGTTTCCGCCTGGCTACAGTCCAGTGTATTCGATCGGGATTACTGGAGGTGACTATATCGATGGCCCGTTCGATGCCTCAGTGACACTCTATGACCACGTAACGTACGCCACCAGGGAACCAGCAGCCTATGTGATCGTATGGACAGCTTCAATCGGCGGCGATACTGTTCAATTGCGCTTCGCTGGCGACCCTAGTTATACCGGCAGCGTGTCATCGAATTACATTGCGATGGGCGGTGACTTCTGGGGGGCTACGCCATCACTTGAATTTGAAACCACAGAAGATGATTGCGGCGAGACCCTGACACTTACCGCGACATCGACAGTGTGGCATGAGACGGCAGTTGTTGGAACTAAAGAAATAGGAATCCCAGTAGTGGTGATAGATGGTGATTCGTATGGAACATACAATTCCATTTTCGGTTTGGGGTGGTACGGAAAAGTCGCTGTCTCAGAACAGTTTTTGGAATTGGCATTATTGTACCGATCCTCGGACGGGACGGAACCTCATCCGACGCCTCCCGAGGGGGCGGACTTCACGGTAACTGCCACTGTTAATGGATCTGCAGTGCAAGTGCGGTCAGGCACGGAGGATCCATGGACGGATAGCTGCTCCTTTGACATGGGAGAATTAAGTGCCTTTACTGTCGAATCTCTCGCAGCATCGAAGGGTGAAAGTTGGGAGGGGGCATGTTGGGGAGTGAACGCCTGGCTTTTCCTAAATCTAAGCCTGGGCGATGGTGGAGATGATGTCGTTGTAACAGTTACTGCATCGACTGGACACGTTAAGGTATGCTCCACTAGGGTATGCCGCGATGTAATATCGGTCTCCTATTCGGCCTCATGGAATACCCCTACCCTGAAGCCTGGATATACATGGGCCGGATCGGAAACGATCGGCTTCATGGCTGGATCGATAATTAACGACATGCGAACGTGGTATAAATCGGATGCGTTCCCTCCATCATGGTACTGGGATCATATCACGGCATACGACTCGGATTGGTACACGGCAAGCCGGCCGACTGACAATTCGATCCTAGTGACTTGCTCCGATTTAACGGAAGGCGAGACCCGTTCCAGCAACAAGCTTATCGGACTTAAGATCTATGGATCTTGGGTAGGAGCATACACTGCTTCCGTATCATGGGATGTCTACAAGAACGGAGTGCTGCTAGACACTCATGGCGGCAACCTTTTTGTTGACTACACCACCCAGAACACTGACAGTAACAGAATCTATTTCGATCGAGATACTGGACTGCCGATATAGGGCTACTGGAAAGGAGCCTAACACAGGAGAAACCGATGCAGAACACATACAAAATGCCATCAACATATAGGAGCTTAATATGGCACAGACTTACACAACTTGGCTCACTCCTAGCTCGGGCGTGAGGAGCGGCTGGGATGCACTCGTCGAAAACTACAACAAAGCTTACGGAGAAGCCAGGGCCGCGAACGAGTCGCGCTACCAACAGATGCTAGGTATCGCAGACCAGACCACTCAGCAGCGAGCCACCGACGTTCGCTCGTCGTTCTCTGACGCCCGTGCCGCTTCGAGCCAGAAGCTTGGACGGTTAGGGATGAGCGGCACCACGGTCGGGTCGACTCTCGACAGGGGGTCCATGCGCGAGGAGGAGTCCTCGCTTAATAGACTGGCGGATCAGATGCAGCAGACAAAGCTAGGTATTATAGAACGGCGCGAGGACAAGTATCCAGATCAAGGTTCCCTCGTGAATCTACTTTCTGGTGCGGCTTCTCAGTATGGACAGGGGCAGGGACTGCCGGCACTGTTCAAGGCACTCAGTGGATTGCAACAAGGATAAGGTGAAGCATGGGTATCAAAGTAGAACATGGCTCGGACTTCGGTAGTGCCGGCCAAATACTTGCTCAGTCTGGCATTGCTAGCCTGAACAGGACGCAACGCTCTGTCGATCAGGCCAACCAGTTACAGGCCATGAAAGAGCGTACGCAAATGCAAATTGATGCCCAGGCTGATCGCCAGAAGCAGGCATCAGAGCATGCCTTCGAAATTGCCGCCATGCGCGGTGGCCTACAAGAGCAGCTCGTTCAGCAGAAGTTTGAGAACGAAATCGAAGGAGCCAAGGAAGCCGCGAAGCAGCAAGCGGGCATGTGGGAGTATAAGTTCACTGGTAAGCAGCGCATGGACATGGCCCGTGCCGAGGCCGATCACCAGAGGATCCAGAAATCGGATCTTTTTACTCCCGAAGAGAAGAAGACAGAGGCAAGGCAGTATATGCTCGGTCGGGCCAGCAATGAGCCGTCTGCTGTGCCTGTTAATCCTAACGTGGAGAAGTTCGCAGAAGGCAAGCCAAAGGATGGGACTTGGACTAACGAGAGCGGCGACGTTATGGGTTGGGGCGTCGAAAGGAATGGGGACCGAGTGCCAACACGGATCACGGCCTTCAAGGATACCCCTAAAGGCGCAGAGCTTAAACATAATCAGGCAATAGAACTAGCGAAGATGAAGGACAGGCAGGCTGTCTGGTCTACGCTAGTTAAGAAAAAGACAACGACAGCAGCGGGGATATCCGAAAGCGAAGTCTTCATGGATCCGAAGCTGATCGCCAGTCATATCCATGCTATGGATAAGTTTGAGGCTGATGAGGCTGCGGCCGCAACGAAGGCGGAGTCGGATGCTGCTGCTGCGAGACAGAAGCAGGAGAATGACATGCTCGGTCCTCCACAGAATGCGCCGCAGCAGCGAACTATGCCCGATGCCTTCAAGCCGCTAGCTGTTCTCGGGCTAACCATGACACCAGAAGAGCAGCAGATGCCAGGTGATCTTGGCTATGCTCAGTTTACATACCGAGCCATGAAGCTCAAGTATGGTAGCTTCGGTAATGTTCCCCCAGAGATGAAACCCATTTTTGTGGAAGCAGTCAAGAAACTAAGGAAGCATTATGCCACTAAGCAATAACGGCATGGCCCCACTAGAAGGCCTAGAAGATGACTTTGCTGAGATACAGGCGTTTGAGTCACAGGCCACTGGCTCGGTTCCGCCTGAAGGTTTGGGCGACGACTTCGCTGAGATACAGGCAGACGACATTCAATCAAGGGAGGAGCTTGCTCTGCTCGAAGAAGAGTTTCTTCCGGGGTTACTTGATAAGCGTATCCTCGTTCGTAAGGCTAATGCTCGCAAGCTCGCTAGGATCGTCAAGAATCCTGCGCATGCCCTGCATATTATAAAGAGGGTTCATGACATTTCGAGGCAAGAGGGTATAACGTATCAGAAGGGGCAGGAAGGGAAGTCGAAGCTCCGTCGAGCCGCAGAACGCCTTCAGGATCTACCGCTTGCTGCCGCCGGTGACTTGGACAGCCTCTTCGAAAGGTTCCATGGCCTCGGCCGCATGCTGGCTGGAGGCGACAAGGATCGCTCTGAGTTGGCTTTCAGGGAAGGCGTGGAGGCTGCTTATAGCTCCGGGTTGCCTACGGCAAAGAAGAGTGAGAACTGGGCCTGGCGGCAGCTTGAGGCTGGCGCTGGCTTAGTGCCGACCATGTCAGGGATCGGTCTTGCTGGTAAGGTGGCCAGCACTGCTGGCATAACGGCTATGGGCGCAGCCCACTCAGTAGCTCCGATGCGAGAGAAGATGATTATCGAGGGTGTCGACGAAAAGTGGGCGACGCCACTGTCGATCATCGCGGCAACTGCTGTTGGCCGGGTCGAGGCTGCAATTCCAGTGCCGGTGGCCGGCCTAAAGACGGGCGCACTTGGCGCCACTGGGCGTTCAATCGGGACAGCAGCAGTCAGGAAGTTCTTACCAAGGCAAGTTGCAGGGAAGGGGATCGGTAAAGGCATTACTAAAGCTGTCGGAACAGCAGGCGAGGCGGCTGGAGCGTACCTTGGCGAAGTGGGATTCGAGGAAGGCGTTCAGGGTTCCATAGAAGAGGCTGCTGGATTTATCGGTGCCAAGCTATCAGGGACGGCCGAAGGCAGGGGGCCTATGGATATCGTTGGAGCCGGCCTGGAGGGTGTCGGACAGGCGGCGGGGCCAATGCTCCCTGTCTCTATACTGGGCGGTGGCATGCAGGTCGGGCGTGGCGTTGATGCTGACGTAAAGATGGGGCAGATGCGTAAGGTGCTGAAAGAAGGAAAGGTTCCGTCTCGCAAGGACTGGGCGAAGTGGGGATTCACACCTGAGTCTGGCATGAGCAAGGTTAAACGTAAAGAAGGCGTCAAGAATATAGTGGCGCTCCAAGACGATATCGAGGCAATAGAGCAAGAAGAACAGAAGGGACCAGTAGAAAAGCCAACTGACCCGAAGCTAGAGCATAAGATTGCATCGCTAGAAAGTCTACGGCAGCGAGTCGATGCTATCGTCGAGGAGTCTGCCGGCGCTCGGACTGAAGTACAAGAAAAGGCCGACGCCGCCAAACCTAAAAGGGAAGGGCTCGTAAGTGGCGAGGAGGGCAGTGTCCCACTTGAGGGCAGACTCACCGAGCCCGTACGCACGGATATTGTAGCTGGACTGTCCAACGAGGCAGCCCTTGAGGCGCTTAAGGATTCGAAGGACCCTGGGCGTGAGGCTGCAATCGTGAAGTCGCATAACCCCAAGGAGAGTCGATGGAGTAAAATGAAGAGTAAGCTCTCGACTGCCTGGAAGTATACTCGTCAGGTCCATGAGTACTTGCCTAATACAGAGCAGTTTGATTCCGCCAGGGAAGTGATGAGAATTACTGACGTGATACAGAGTTCGTCACTCGATGAAAGCGTGCGTACGGTATTCGCCATTACTCACCCGTTAGGCCCAACGCAGCTCAAGGTTTTTGAGCGATATTTACTTATGCAAAACCAACTACGTGCTCTAGATATGGGGCAGGGGCTCAGGCATGGTGCAAAGAGCCGTGAGGCCGTTACAGAATACCGTGATAAGCTCCAGGTTCTCGTGGATGGAACCCCAGAGATTCAGGAGGCCCTCAGGAATCGTTCTGTGATACGTGACGATCTCGTGCATGAGCTAGTCAATGAAGGGATGCTAGAACAAGAAGACCTGGAAGATATAGACGGCTATGTCCACCAGCAGGTATTGCAGCATCGCGGAGTTATCAAGAGGAGTAGGGATAGGACGGCCGGCCCAGGTAAGAAGCCGTTTCAAAAAGCTCGCTCCAGGGATACGGAATTGGGGGAGGAGTATGACTATAATACGTCATATATTGAGCCAGAAGTTGCGTGGATGAGTAATGCATTTACACTCCTGGCTCGCAAAAAGCTTTACACTAAACTGTTTAATCGCTATGACAAGATAAAGGACTTCGGGGACGTCGCTAAGGCCGAAGGCATCAGCCTCAAGGAAGTTGCTAAGCGTGAGGGCCACGTTTTGTATAATGTGCCTTCAGGTATGATTAGTCCGTCAGTAAATATCTCTGAAAGATTGGCCGATAAGCTCCAGGAAGACATTATCGATGAGATTGAACTCACAGATGCTGAACTGAAGCAGGTGCTGAGGGCCACTAAGGGCGGTCGCCAGGTGGCGATACCGACAAAACTTATGGAGCAGCTCCAGGAAGCCGAAAAGACGCTAGATCCACACGTCATAACGCAGATGAATGCCGCGTTAGCGAAGGGCTGGAAAGCTTGGACGCTTATGCAGCCGATGAACGTCATACCTTATAATGTACGCAATGCCACTGGCGACTTGTCGCCAGTCTTCGCGGCCGATCCGGCGATCTTCCTTGAATTAGCTGAAGCATGGAAAGATATAAGACTGTTCTTCGGTTCAAATGCTGCGCTATCTCCTGCGCTGCGAGCGTCTCGTGATAATGGCGTACTGACCTCTGGTTTTGCTGCCACTGAGCTGGAAAATGTAGGGGACCTCCCACTCTTCAGGCGATTCAAAACTGGATGGAAGAAGTTCGGTGCCAATCCGATGACATATATGCGACTTGCTAGGTCCTGTACTGAATTCCGCGAGAGTCTGTTACGTCATGCTGCCTTTCTGCGCTATCGCAAGCAGATAGCTGAAGGCAGCCTTAAGCATTACGGCACATCGCTGCAGCGCATCGTCGAGAACGTCCAGGAGTCCTTGGGTGATGACGCGGCTGCAGCTCACCTCGCACGCAATCTACTTGGCGACTATGGCAATCTAACAATCATGGGTGACTACCTCCGTAAGCATCTCTTTTACTTCTATGCCTTCCAGGAGATCAATCTTAAACGCTATCCGAGGCTCGTTAGAAATGCCATCCTGTCCGGAAAGAGAGGTGCTGGGGTCAGAACTGGTGTCACTATGGCCGTGGCCCCAATAGTTGCAGCTTCTGCTGCAACGGCTAGAATTGGTGCCTGGTATGGAGTATTTTGGGCCTGGAATAACGTAATCATGCCGGCAATAACTGGCGAGGATGATGAAGAGAACTTAGGGACATATGACAAGGCCAACCCTCATATCAATCTTGGCCATAATTCTGATGGGACCGTAAGGATTTTTCGTAATGTCGGAGCCCTCGGCGACTTACTGGAGTGGTTCGGCATTAACGAAGCAATTGGGATGCTCCCTAAGTACAAGAACGGACAGCTCAATCTCTCTGACATCGGCAAGGAGATGAGTACTGCCTGGATCGAAAAGATGGTGAATATGCTGCGTCCGCTGACGTAGTCGGCCTAGGTGATGAGTACAAGCAGATAAAGGGCTGGATGCTAGGAACCGGAGATCGAGCACGTCGCCACTACTTCATGCGGTACTTTGTTGGAGTCTCAGATCCGAACGGTGCGGCACTCGGTGAGATTTATGATCTACGCCGTAGGTTTCTGAAGTCGAAAGGGAAATACCGCGCAGGGGTCTGGCCGGTTTCCGAGTACAAGCAAGCTCGTGACGCAGCCAATGCCGATAACCAGGAGGCCTTTGAGGAATGGCAGAAACCTTTCGTAAAGAAATATGGGGGCCCGAAAAGCTTCACGAAGTTCAGGTCTTTCCTGGGTCGTATGGATCCTATTGCTACTACCCTTAGTGACCAGGAAGAATGGGAGTTCGAGTACAAGTTTCTGTCAGCTCAGCAACGACCTAAGCTGGCCCGTGCCAGGGAGCATGCATCTATGCTTCGCGCTAAGTTGGCCGTCTGGTGGGAGGTTGCAGCTCGTAAAGAGCAGGCTAACCTTGAGGAGAAGGAATAATTATAACTCCCAGCCTAGCATTGACTTACATGAGACAGTCACTTTTTTAGTTGACAGATAAGTCCGGTGGCATGTATATGGTGATAGAGGAAAACGACACATGATACAGGAATTGACCAGAGAGCCTTGGCCGGGTGACGTTATCGGCTTCAGCGGGCACGGCTTAATGAGTGCTGCCGTGAACCTGGCGACCTACGGCTGGCCACAGAGCAGCTTGAGTCATATCGGAATCATCGGTGAGACCAGCTCTCAGGAAAGTCACTTGTACGAGTCAACGACGCTTTGCAATGAGCCATGTAAGGTCACCAAAGATATTACCCCCGGTGTTCAAGCCCATGACTTTGATTCGGCAGTGGCCGCATACGATGGCAAAATCTATTACTATCGCCTGCATCGCCCGCTCTATTCGCATGAAAATAGACGACTAACGTCCTTCCTTATACATATGATCTATACCCAGTACGATCCTGTCGGGGCAGCGGGATCGGCTGGCCTTATTTTTCCATGGATCAAATCGCTATGGAGTAGAGAAGATCTATCGGCTGTCTTCTGCTCCGAGCTAGTTGCTGCGGCACTCTCCAACATCGGTATATTTCCTACGACAAAGCCGGCTCGGTGGTCCCCGAACAAACTTATACGACGGCTTCAATTATATGGCCTTGTCTATCCAGCACGGAGGATCAAATGAAGTTCTCAGTATTCGCTGCCGTACTCTTGCTTTGCCTGGCAGGTGCCCCGATCCTGCATGAGGCCACCACTGTTAGTAATGGATTAGAACTACCTGTTAATCCTATTACGCCGGTCGTTGCCGAGCGTCCAGTCATTAACATCCCCATGTGTAACCGGGAAGCTAACTGGGGAGGTGGCTCATGCGTCCATGCCTCGGTAGTGGCTCTCATGCGTTGGCAAAATCGGCATGCATTGGCATGGTACTGGCGTAAGACATACACCGGTGGAGAATCGGCTAATGGACTTCACCAGAAAATGGACGAAGAGGGTGTGCGCTATGCATACACTGTCAATGGGGATGCCAAGTTCCTTGAATGGGCGTGTAGAACACGGCGAGGCTGTGCAGTCACCTGTAGGGGCGGAAAGCATATGGTTGCCCTTGTACATTTTGACAATGAGCATGCGGCCATCATTGACAATAACCACATCGATAGGATCCAGTGGATGTCACGTAAGAGATTTATGTCGGAATGGCACAACAGTAACGGTTGGGCTGTGGCGGTAATCTATGCCCCATGTGCCCCGCTAAAACCTAAAGCCTAGGAGAGAAATATGAGAGACTTCTTCAAAGCACTGCTTTTCAGCGTTGCGATTCCAGTAGCAGCTTGCCTGCTGTTGGTATTTCTAATTCTGCTTTGTATCGGTGCCTTCAGCGAAGCGAATGGACAGGGGTTTGGCGTCATTACAGAGGAGCATATTATAGAGCTTCCTGAGGATGGTAGTAAATGGTACTTGAGTGTCTTCGGCTCAAAAGGCGACCCCAAGACAATGGAAGTCCTGAAGTGGACTAGGGAGCATGCCGGCCTTAAGAAATTGAGGGGTCAAGTTCATTTCGCAACGCTGGATATTGATTCACCGACCTTTAAGGAACGTTATGCCCCTGGTGTGGAAGGTACTCCAATGATACGCCTTCAGAACGCAAAGGCTGCTGTAATCTACGAAGCACATGGCGATCAAATCCCGTACACGTCCAGCGGACTATATTCGGCTGTCGCATCGGCAGTGAACTCCTCTAAGACTGACGCTAGCTGCCCATGGCGTGACCGCAAACGTCCCAAGCCGGACCCGAAACCCCCGGTCGATCCAGACCCAGTCCCCATTGACGACGGCAAAGCCCCCGTCTTGGACAGTCCAACGGTGCCTGACGTTAATTACGTTTTCATCGGTATCTGCCTTGGTGTACTTGTACTATCGTGCGTGGCTGGTGCAGCCACCCAGTATGCCAAGGAAAAATTCCTCGGGAAATAACAAGGAGAGAGACATGACCATTATGACCTCACTGCTCGTATTGCTGGCAGTTGCTGCCGTTGGTTTCTTTGGGTCGAGATTCGTGTACAAGATTGACACACGAATCGAAGAGGCCAAGAGGAATGCCGTTGAGCTTTCCGGAACGCTCCGGTCGTATGGGCTTAGTATCCTGCCGAAGTTCCTTATGGACTTCGCTGTTGGTGATAAAAGTTCCTACGTCAGTACTGTTCTAAATGCAGTGCAGCTCCTGAACGGCAACCCTGATATCGTACTGAAAGAATTCGACGACGTCTTCGATAAGGTCCTGACACGTAAGTTACTGACCGAGCCCGGCCGCATTGTTGTCGCTGCCAAGCTGGCTGAAGCCGTGGAAGTAACAGACCCATCGATCGTAGCAAAGGCTCCTAGAGCTGTCGTGCAGTAACCAGAAACGCCTTGCTTCTCCCCTGAGTGGCCTCCAGGCTGCAGGCTGGTCTGCGACTCAGGGGGAGGGGCGGGTGTACATAAGTAAAGGAAGTGGTACATGAAACAGAGATACAAGAGAATCCTTGCAAATATCGGAGCCTTTACCGTGTCTGTATTATGGTTCTCTGTGATCGCAGCGTTCGCAGTGCTTGTCGGTTCACTGGTCATTAGCCCCGCACCCTCTGATTCGCCGGATACTCAGAGAGTATACTGGGTGGAGGCATGCACGGCGTCGTGGTGCCCACAATGCCAGAAAGATAAACCTGTACTCAATGAGCTTGACAACCCAGACGGGAACCCGTGTGTCACTATCGAGTTTTTTGACACTGGCACCCGACATGGTGCGGCGTATGCCGTAAGGCATAACATTAAGTATTTGCCGACGTACCGCGTCCTGGCACTCTCTAAGAATGGCTGGAAGGAAATCGCTAGGACACACCGCATAGAGAAGGTCAAGAAATGCGTACGGTAGTTTTTGGAATTATCTCGGGTTACTCAACGCTATGTGCGTCTACATCCTTCCCACTAGGCTACCAGCCATATATCCAGCTCAGTGCTTTAGGTGTCCTGTCTGCGACACTGTGGATCCTTTTCACGAGGGTTCTGCCAGAGCATCGGGCGGAACGTAAGGAGGAGAGGGATGCATTCATGAAAGAACAGAAGAGAATGCGAAAGGCGTTCAAGAAATTTACCAAGAATATCATTGACGCCATGAGCGAATAGCTCTGTCCTGGAAGAGAGGAAGAGAGAATGCGTATCTGCCGAATTGTCTGTGAATTGCTCCTATTGGCTGTTTTAGCCGGGGGTATCTTACTCTGCATGGTCGCTCTTGCTAATGCCGGCTGGATAACCGTCCAACCGACACGGCAGAGCACCCCGTCCTACCGTCTCCCGATCTTGATTGACATCGAGTCCCACCTTTGGAACGGTCACCCCTATGCCGATCGCGATACCTCTACGCACGCTCATGAAGGCACGCACGGCATTAACGGACTTCTTCGTAATAGCACCGGCAAGAAAGCGTTCTACGTTTTGAATGGTAAGGCATTTGTTTTCGAGCCGCTTCTCTCTAAGAATCTTTACCGAGCCAAGGAATTTGTGCCGGCCTCGCTTCGGGGCGGCTGTTACTGGTACATGCAGCCTGGACACTGGTGGTACTATGACCCGTCGCACATTATTGATGAGTTTACGGCCTACACGAATGGCTCGATCGCAAGAAACCAAATGGGGCGTACGGACAGGCGAGATACAGTTGCGTTCACGCTTGAATTCATCGTCTACTCATCTTGTGTTTTCATTTGTGACACTAGACATGCTCAAGCGGAGCAGTGGAAGGATAAAGAGTACAAGACCTTTATGAAGTGGTCGATCGAGCGGGCGATGCTTGTCTATAAGAAGTCGAATACTCGCAATACGAATGAAGCATATCTGCAGCGTCTTCGTACTTCTAAGGACGCAATGAAGCTACGCGAGTCTATGCGTGCCTGGTACGGCAAGGCTTGGACAAGAAAAGTGTTGGGGTTCTAGCATGTCAAACATCTATCTGAGATTCGGAAAAGACGAAGTCTTCATTGGGCATGTCGAATCGATCCGAACGGCTGCCGGGAAGTGCTCCCTTGCCCCGTTCGTGATGTCCTTTATCGAGGATCTCGTGGACGACATGGAATACAGCGGAGACAGAGAACGACCACTATACGTTCAATTAAGGGATAACTAATGGCATACGATCTTACGTCACTACAGACCACTCCAGTAATGCGACCGCCCCGGATCCTGTTACTCGGTATCCATAAGGTTGGCAAGTCAAGAACTGCGGCAGGGGCCCCAGGGCCGATCTTCTTGCCGATCAAGAATGAGGAGGGCATCGACGATCTCATTGGATACAACGACATGCAAGCCACGCCTGTATGTGATTCCCTTGAGGACTCTCTTGGATGGCTAGAAACTTTGAGGACTGCAGAGCATAACCATGCGACCGTCGTGACGGACTCCGCCAGCTCACTAGAGCCACTGCTCTGGGAGACGACAATCCGCCGCTACAATGCGACCAGGACATCCAAGGAGCCCGAGGCTCATTCGATTGACGGCGTCCACGGTGGCTATTCAAAGGGCTATGACGAGGCTACGCTGGAATGGCGTACCTACCTGGCTGCCCTTGACAGGCTCCGCTCTGAGCGGAACATGGCGTCGATTATCATCGGGCATGTCAAGACGAAGCAGGTGGTCGACCCATTACTCGGGCCCTACGATGCGTTCGTCTTTGACATCCACCATAAGGCTGCCGACCTTCTGTCACGATGGGCAGACTGCATTCTCTTCTGTAATTACAAAGGGGCTGTTACCAAGGAAGATATCGGCTTCAATAAGCAGCAAGGCAGGGGAATCGAAATTGCTCCGAACCAACGCTTCCTGTATACGCAGCACCGTCTATCGCATCCAGGTGGAGGCCGAGGTGTCTATGGACATCTTCCGTATGAGATTCCACTAGGATGGGAACACTTTATTGCGGCTGTCAACGCAGCAAGTAAGGTCGTGCATGCGTGACTTCATAACGCGGCTAGTTTTAGAGCAAATGGAACGGACTCGCCACGAGATAGCACAAGGCGTTCTCGAAGCGATCACTCCTACTGCCCAGGCTGCCGCTTTAGTTATCCTTGGCGTTGTGGTATTTGGATTGTTTGGTTATCTAGGAAAGCGAAAATGACCGGTGCCTTTTCTTGGATCGGAGAACTCGCTCAGTGGGTTGCTAAATTCTTCCCCCGGTTAGTAATCATACGGTCAACGCACCGTGGCGTTCGATTTAGGAACGGTAAGAGCCCGGGGAAGATGCTTCCTGGATTGCGTGTTTACTGGCCACTGGTTACTGAGACCGTAATTCAACCTGTCGCACGCCAGACGCTCAATCTCCCGACGCAATCGCTCACTACGCTTGACCGTCACACTGTTGGCTGCAGTGGCGTTGTGGTCTACAGTATTACAGATATCCTTAAGGCTGTCGCTCGCACTTGGGATGTCGACGATACAATCAGCGACGTGTCTATGCTGGCACTCACTACAATCGTGTCGAAGCACGCTTTCGACGATGTACTAACCCACTTAACTGGGCACTTTCAGGATGCCCTTACAGACGAGACGAGAAGGAAGCTGCGTCGGTATGGCGTCTCGGTGCATATCGCAGGGCTCACAGACTTCGCAAACTGCCAAGTCATTAGGACTATGTCTGACGGAACGCCGCTTGAAATCATCCCCGCTAACACTGAAGAGGACTAGAATGAGTTACGATCTCAATGATGTTTTTGGAGCCACTCCCTTTGATACTAATGCCTACGAACAGCCGGACTTCGACCCTGTCCCGCCTGGCGACTACCCAGTAACCATCCAACAGGCCGAGATTAAGCAGACGAAGGCCGGCGACGGCTGCTATCTTGAGGTAGTGCTGTTGATTGTCGGCGATAAGTACGCCGGTCGGAAAATCTGGGACCGCTTCAACATCAAGAACCCCAGCGAGAAAGCTGAGGCGATTGGACGCGGCCAACTAGCTGGCCTGGGTAAGGCAGTTGGCATTCAAACCCTGTCGTCGATCAATGAGCTAGTCCAGAAGACAGTCATTGCCTCCCTGAAGGTCGAGGGTGTCTACAACGCCGTACGGAAGTATACCTCGTTGCCGGTGGGGCAGGTTGCTGAGGCACCGAGCTTCGGCAACGCTGGAGGGTCTCAGAACCATGCGGTTCCGCCTGCTGCCCCGGATCAGCGAAATCAACCAGCTACGCAAACTCCCTTTGTTCCGGCTCCTGCTGTGCCTGCTACTGGTCTTCCAGCTGCTGGTGGCGTCCCTTGGGGGAACCCGCAATGACCAAGATAGCCCCTGAAATCCTCGGTGAATCAAGGACTGTAGCGGATATCTACGACGTATATAAAATGCGTGGGGATTCTCCGGGGCGTCGCGGTTACTTAGGGGCCTCCAATATCGGTCACTTCTGCGATCGATATCTCTGGTATGAATTCCGCCACTGTGTTCAAAGCCCTTTCAGCGGCCGCATGTATCGCCTCTTCGAGACTGGAGACCTCGAAGAGGCTCGAATGGTTGCGGATCTTCGCGGTATTGGATGCGAAATCCACGACGTCGATGATGCCGGCGAACAGTTCGAGATCTCTTTCCTTGGCGGGCACTTCAAAGGCCACATGGACGGTGCCGGATTAGGTATTCCCGAGGCTCCCAAGGCGTGGCATGTCTTAGAATTTAAGACTCACAATAAGAAGTCCTTCGGCCAGCTCAAACTGCACGGAGTCCAGGAGTCGAAAATTAAACACCATGCCCAAATGCAGGTTTACATGCTCGGGACCGGGATGAAGCGTGCCCTGTATCTTGCCAAGAACAAGGATACTGATGAACTCTACGCGGAGCGGAGTAAGTTTGACCCTGCGTACGCCGGGACTTTGAAGCAGCGGGCCAAGAGGATTATTGAATCGTCCAACGCACCGGAGCGAGGCTCGACGAAGAAGGACTACTATGAATGCAAGTGGTGCGATGCCAGAGGGCTTTGCTGGGGGACTGAGGCTCCCGAGCCGGCAGTGCCAATCGCTTCTCTAAGCTGCCGTCAGTGCTGCTGGGCGACACCGATGAACACCGACGACGATAAACGCACGGAAGCTAGCTGGTGCTGCGAAAAGTACTCGAAGACCATTACTGATACTGGATGCGGAAAGGATTGTCCGAAGTTCTTGATGCTCCCTAGCTTGCTCGACGCCTATGGTGAGGTCAGCGAGCACAAGGAAAATAAGGACGGCACGGAATGGGTTAAGATTCACAACAAGGAAAGTGGCGTTACCTGGAAGTATGGAACTGCCAAGGGCTGCCATACTCACGCTGTGCTTATGACGACACCTATCGCTGTGATCGCTAATGGCCTTGTCGCTACCGCCCAGGAGGAAATGGAAGCTGAAGTAGAGGTAGTCGATAGGGATATCATGGATCGATACCCAATACCAGACTGCTGCATTAAGTGGCAAGGCCGCAAGGAAGACCTGGCAGCCGAATGGAAGAAGCTCTACGGAAAGGATCCGGTCTCGGAAGAGGCTCCCATCAATAAGTGCGACACCCTCGGTCACATTGCAGTCGAGTACGAAGGCGGGCGTGTTGCTATAGTATACCCAAACCAGATAACTTGGAACGCCATGATAATTGAAGGGAAGGAATAGCTTGGAACCTCGGCCATATCAGCAAGAAGCAGCGGATGCCCTGCATCAGTACGTGTGTACTGAGCCAGGGAATCCGTGCGTTGTCATTCCGACAGGCGGTGGAAAGTCCGTCATGCTGGCGTGGTCGATTCAGCGGTGGAAGGCGCAGTGTCCATGGTTTCGTTGTATCGTATTAGCACACCGAAAGGAGCTAGTCGAGCAGAATGCAGAAGAACTTGCTGAGGTCTATCCCAATGCGGACATTGGTGTGTATTCAGCAGGGCTCGGCCGGCGTGACGTTGATAACTCCATTACCTTTGCTTCTATCGACTCAGTATTCCGTCGATTCGGAGAGTTCCCTCCGTTCGACGTCATCATGGTGGATGAAGCCCACAGGATTCCATTTGCCGGGGAAGGGAAATATCGAACCTTCATAAACGGTTGTACGAAATTTAACGGGGATCTCCGCGTCATAGGTTGGACTGCTACCCCGTTCAGGATGCACGGTGGCACCCTCTGCCATGCTGACCATATCCTCAATGAGGTATGCTATGAAGCTAACGTGCGTGACCTCATAGGTGATGGCTTCCTTTCCCCGTTAAGGACCAAGGTTGGCGTTGCCCAGCCGGTGTTGACCGGGATCCGAAGGAAGTCTAAGGGGGACTATGTCCTCAAGGAACTCTCCAAGCGCACAAACGACGACAAGCTAATCATTGCTGCCGTTACTGAGGCAGCTACGATCATCATGGCCGAGGAACGTAAGTCGGTAGTTTTTTTCTGTGTGGATGTAGAACATTGCGAGAAAGTCTCTAAGGTTCTGTCGGCAGTGGGGATCGAAGCGCCAGTTGTCACAGCAAAAACGCCTCCCTTTAAGCGTACGCAAATAGTAAAGGAATTCAAGAGTGGAAAGCTCAGAGCAATTTGTAATGTTAACGTCTACACCGAAGGCTTCAACGCTAGAAGCGTTGATTGCATCGTTCTACTGCGTCCCACGCTATCTCCTGGACTTTATTCCCAGATGGTGGGACGTGGACTTCGCCTATGGCCAGGGAAGCGTGACTGTCTTGTACTGGATTTCGCTAGGTGCATCGAAGAGCATGGGCCCATTGATCTGCTCGGTGGACAGCCAACAGTGCTGGCAAAATGTGATGCCTGTCGTGAGGTTTTCAGTCGGGCAATCCGGGTGTGTCCTGGATGCGGTTGGGTCATCTCTAAGGTTGAGGTGGAGCGACTTGCCGCCGAAGAACGAGAGAAGCGACTGCACGACGCCAAGCCTTCAAAGAGGTCGATTCTTTCTATAGACCCAGAAACATTCGAAGTTGACGAGGTCTTTGTTACACGACATAGAAAACCTGACTCGAAGGATTCCCTTAGGATCCAGTATCGCTGTGGTGTATCGACGTTCGCGGAATGGGTATGCCTAGACCATGATGGCATGGCCGGGACGAATGGCCAGCACTGGTGGCGTAAACGCTTCTCGCTTAAGCGTGGAGTCCTCATGTCAGTGAACGAAGCATTACAGGACCTTCTACTCCCGCAGGCCCTGAACGACTACACAAGGACTGTGACCGTAATCAAGAAAGGAAAGTACTACGATGTCATCGGATTCAACCAACCAGCCTCCTAGAAGGTGGTTGCATATCGATGCTGCTCTACAATATGCTTCAATAGGTTGGAAGGTCTTTCCATGCAAGCAGAAAGGGAAGGAGCCCCTAACAAAACATGGGTGTCGTGACGCCACCGTGGACGCTAAACAGATCGAAAAGTGGTGGAAAAAGTGGCCGCATGCCAATATCGGTGTGGCTTGTGGGCCTAATAGCGGTGCTGGAGGTTTGTATGTAGCTGACATTGACGTCAAAGACAACGCTAGCGGCTTCGATTCTATCAAGGACCTCGACATCCCAGGGACACTGAGGCAAGAAACACCATCTGGTGGAGCGCACCTCTTCTTCAGCTCTCCGCTTGCACCGGCTAACAAGAATAGCTTCCTGCCTGGTGTTGATATCCGTGGCGACGGGTACTACGTCATACTGGCACCGTCAGTGCATCCGAATGGCAAGCTATATTCGTGGGCTAGCGAGAAGCCGTGGGATATCGTGCCGGTTTTATTCCCTGACTGTCTACGGCCCGAGGCACATATAAAAGAAGCGACTGAGACTGTCCAACGTAGGCAGAAGCTGACATCTGACGTTGAGACCAGGGCCATTAAATATCTGCGACAGTGCGATCCGGCAGTGCAGGGGCAATGCGGTCACAATAAGCTCCTGTGGGCTGCCTCGGCGATGATCCATGGTTTCCTACTGTCAGAAGCTGACACCATGAGGCTTCTCCTTGGACACTACAATCCACGCTGTGAGCCGCCCTGGAATATGCGGAGTCCGAAAGACCACCGCGATTTCGCCCGTAAGGTGGGGCAAGCCACAGCCAATCCGCCAAATCAACCGCAAGGCTGGCTGCTCAACGAGCTAGACAGTATTGATCTCGCCAGCTTGCCTACGATACCGGACAGTGTCGTGGATCAATGGATCGAAGATAGCACGGTTTCGGTACTCGGAAGTACACACTTGGAACTACCTGCAGAGAAAGTAGCAGCCTCTCCGGAGCCAGTGTGGGAGGCCCCCAAGAAAGACGAGCTGGGTGATTCAGGGATCCTCATCCCTCCTGGCGTCACTGGTGATATGTGCAAATGGATCAATAACACGGCACTTGTCTACCAGCCACTCCTGTCTGTCGCTGCCGTCCTGGCATTTTATGGTGCCTTGCTCGGTCAGAAGCTTGCCGGCCCTCGCAACATGCGTACCAATATTTACTGTATGGGAGTGGGGGATTCTTCCTGCGGGAAGCAACACGGTGTAACTCTAATTCGCAACCTCTGTTCACTTGCTGGATGTTCTGGCATCCTAGGTGGAAGTAACTTTGCTAGTGCATCTTCGATTGAAGTCATGTTAGCACGCGATCCAGTTCAATTTTGTCCATGCGATGAAATAGGTTTCCTCCTGAAGGACGCTAATGCCATTGGGTCCTCTCGTGCTGGTATCCGCCCTGTGTTAATGACGCTATACTCTTCTTCTGGGACGACATACATTTCTCAGGAGTATGCTACGCAGGAGCCTCGCAAGCTTGTTCAGCCGTGCCTTAGCCTCTACGGGACCACTGCTCCCGACGGATTCTATGAGAGCCTGGACCAAGCTTCTATTAGCAATGGGTGGCTCAGTAGGTGCCTAGTCTTCAAGGCTGGGTATCCCCATATAAAACGATGGGAAGTCGATGGGGAAGTGGGACCATCACAACATATCGTCGAGAATGTGCGAAAATGGTTCAAGGCTAAGGTCCTCCGGCATGCCGACGCGAGTGACCTCAAGAGAATATCGGAAATAGAAGACACCGAACTAATTAACCTCGGGCCGAAGCCTCGCAGGGCCAGCCTCACGGACAGCGCCCTAAAGGTCTTCAGAGATTTCGATCGAGACTGTTGCAAGGCCGCTGTCATGCACGAGGCATACGCTCCGCTCTGGCTTAAGGCTGTCGAAAATGCTTTTAGAATTGCGACAATTGTCTGCGGCGGGGTTTCCTTTGAAAATCCAACCATTGACACTGTCGTCGCTGAATATGCTTGCAACCTCGTACGATATCTTCTGCAGAATGTCGGTGAAGACTGCAGTGCCAATGTAGCCGAGAATCCAGTCATGAAGCAGAAGCAGAAGCTGCTTCGCATTATTCACGCTGCTGGCCGTAAAGGTGTCGCACTTATGCCACTGAGTCGAAAATCACAATGGCTTACTGCAGGCCAGAGGAAGGACATTCTCCTCGATCTTGAACAATCAGGCTTGATTACGACACAAAAGATCAAGGGCAAGGGGCGACCAACTCTTCAGATTGTTCACCAGGAGTTTGCCTTGGAGGGAATCGATGAGCAATAAACCAGAGGATGCTACTATTATCCTTCCACTTCCGAACCCGGTCCTGTCTCCGAATGTGATGACAGGCTCGATCGGTGGGCGGATGATGAAAGCAGCGGCCTCAAAGAAGCTCCGAAGACTGTCCAAGGAGGCGTGCGAGGCCCTACAGTTGGACAGTTTACCCTGGGGGAGGGTTGCGGTCGACCCGAAATACTATCACGCCCAGAAGCGACGTAGAGACCAAGACAATGCAATGGCTATGCTGAAGGCCGTGTACGACGGTATCGTAGACGCTGGGATCGTTAGAGATGACACCCCAGAGTACATGGAAAGAAAACAACCAAATTTTTTCATTGACAAAAGCGCCCCTAGGATCACTATATACTTACAGAGGACCGAATGAAACGGACTAAACAAAATAGGTCATGGTTTCACCGGCTGCGGCCGGCCGATCAGACCTTTGTCAGAGCGATTACCAAGGAACTGGTTAAAGATCCTACAGTGCCAATCATGAGTGTCGCTGATGATTTGATCCAGGAATTGAAGCTAGATGTAGCTAACCGAACCGTCCGAGAAGGTCTGAATTCAATCATGAGGGAATATAGATAATGGCTGAACGTAATGCCAGAAATTTTATTGAAGCAGCCAAGTCTAACGCTAAGAGTGCCGAATTAGCAAGAGCCAAGGCTGAGTCGTCGGCTTGGAAAGGTAAGTATGACGAACAGACCGCCTTGATCGATCATTACAAGGCTCGCCTTGATTTCATTGAAGCCTTATCCAGGAAACCCAGTAAGGTTGACTTCTCAGAAGCTGCTCGGCCGGCTTCCTCTAAGGGCGTCGCCGTGATCTGTCCCGCTACGGACTGGCATATCGAGGAAACTGTCTTTCCTGAAGGTGTAAACGGAAAGAACGAATATAACTTAGACATCGCCCAAAAGCGCATCAAACGATACTACAAGAAGGTCGTGGAACTCACGCAGCATTACCGTAAGTGGGCTCCAGTTAAGGAAATGTGGCATCCGTTACTTGGCGACTTAATCACCGGCTTTATTCATGAAGAACTGATGGAAACTAACGGCTGCTCGCCAGTCGAGGCATGTGACCTTGTGACTGACCTTGTATGCTCTGGGGTAGATTATGTTCGGAAGGCTACTAGGCTCCCTGTCATCCTTCCTTGTTGCGTCGGCAATCATGGACGCACTACCGCTAAGCGTCGGATTAAAACTAGCACTCGCAACAGTTTCGAGTGGGGCATGTACCAGAATATGGCTCGAATCTATAAGCGAAATTCACGCGTGGAATTTCGCATTGCAGACGGATACCATAACATTCAAACGATTATGGGCCGTAAGGTTCGCTTTCATCATGGCGACGGTATGCGTTACGGTGGTGGTGTCGGCGGCTTGACGATTCCCGTCAATAAGGCCGTTGCAGCCTGGGACAAGGCCAACGCCGTTGACCTGGATATCTTCGGCCACTTCCACACTTTCCTGTACCATCACAGTAAATGGGTGAGCTGCGGCAGTGTAATGGGCTACAACGACTTTGCTTTGTCAATCAAGGCAGAATTCCAGCACCCGACACAGACCTTCATTACAATCGACCGGGGCTACGGCGTGACGCTTGCGACACCCATCTTTGTTACCAGCCCTTACCGGGATAAAGGGAAGGACTGATGAACAAAATGAAGAAATGTCCGGAATGCCTGCGTACCCTTCGGGTTGGGGAATTCAATCGAAGCATCGGAGCAGATGACGGGAGGCAGATAATCTGTAGGAAGTGCTTGACGCTCATTCGCCTGGAGCTTTATCGACGTACCAGGGCCAAGTAAAAATGAAAGAGAGGAACCCAATGGATGAAACCAGAGACGAAGTCAGAACTGCACGGCTAGGCAATGAATTCGGACTAGAGTGCGGCGATACGGTAGAATCGCAAGGCGAGGACATGGCAGTTCGAGACTCAGCCGTGAACAAGCCCCGTCCAGATCTAATTTCGCCATTCGCTCTCTGGCGGATTGGTGAACTATACAGGAAGGGGGCGAAGAAATACCAGGAACGTAACTGGGAGAAGGGGATGTCGCATTCCCGCTGCGTAGCTTCCATGTTCCGCCATGTGTTAGAATATATGATGGGCATGAGAAACGAAGATCATCTAGCGGCCGTTTGCTTCAATGCCATGAGCATAATTCATTTCGAGGAAATGGAGAAGAGCGGCGTCCTTCCCGACTGTCTCAATGACATGCCAACCTATGACCCAGAAGAGAGTACCGCAGAATATGAATCCTAATGAGCCACTTCCCTACGACCCGGCGGCAATGACCCCGTTCGGGCCGGCCAGTAAGCTTGATCCTAACCCCAATGAGGTTAACATACCGAAGATCGATCCCGAAGAACTGGCGACGAAGATCGACTTCGCATGCCTCAAGCCTACGGCCTCGATTTGGGATATCAAGGATGCTTGCGCTCTTGTCGAGAAGCATAACATGCGCTCCATCTGTGTGGCCCCAATCAATGTCTCGTTCGCGGCGGACCATGCTGAATCGGTTAGCGTTGCAGTGGGGTATCCACATGGCACGAATCTCAGGATGATCAAACTCCATGAAGGTCGGATCGCTATTGAACAAGGTGCCCGGGAACTTGACATTGTCTTGAATTATGGACGGTATCTTGGGGGCGATCGTGAGATCCTAACGGGCGAAGGCGGAGAACTTCCACTGCTTGTCGACCTCTGCCATAGCCGCAATGCCGTCCTGAAGATTATCCTAGAGGCCGTCTACTGGGATTCGCATCAATTGTCGGAGATTGCCCATAAGGCCGCGAGAGAGGGTGTAGACTACGTTAAAACCGGGACTGGGTATGCCAACCAGGATATGACTCACCCTGGCAACGTCAAGCTCCTGGTTGAGGCCACAAAGGGCACTCGCTGCGGCGTGAAGGCTGCCGGCGGAATCCATACCTACGGACAGGCATGCCATTTGTTAGCTTGCGGAGCAAGTATTGTCGGAACATCTCACATCTCAGTCTTAGACCCAGGAGCAAAGCAATGAAGCATTCAGTTTACCTAGCGGGCCCGATCACTGGGTGTACATATCGCGGTTGTACCGGCTGGCGTGAATATGCCCAGAGGTGCCTAGATTCTGAAACGACCAAATGTAAGAGTCCAATGCGTACTAAGAACTTCTGGGCACCTGACGAGATCGTCGATAATTCAGGATTGTCCAGCCCGATGGCGAGTGCCCGTGGTATTCTATGCCGTGACCATAACGACTGCGTTAACGCCAGCGTCCTGCTCGTTAATTTCAAAGAGGCTGAAAAAATCAGTATTGGCACAGTTATGGAGATAGCATGGGCCTACGAACGGAGGATTCCGATCGTCGTAGTACTTCCTGTTGCTGTCCTGAATATCCATCAACATGACATGCTCGACGAAGCGATAGACTATGCAGTTGCTGACCTTGATGTGGCCATTGCGATCGCCCGGACCATTATCGGGGAAGACGCATGACAGCAGACCATGAATGCATGCGTTGCCACAAGGTATTCGAGTCTGAAAATCAGACTGCAATGCCACCATGCCCGGCGTGCCATTACCTCATTACGAAGCGGATCTGGACAGCACCGGCATTCGTCATCAAGAAACCACACCCAAGTCGCATAGGGAGGGGAAAAGGATGAAAGACGAAGAGAGAGTATACGGCACGGAGTACTGGCTGCATAAGACAACGAGGATGGAGCACCTAAGGGAATTTATGCGGCGTGCCGCCGGGTACGTCACTGGGGCACTCGCAGTATTGATGATCACGTTCGTAATTGGACTGTCTATTAAAATGGTATTCGAGAGGCCTGCCCTGTTGACGCAAATGGCTTCCGGAGTCATTAACGGTGTTGGCATAGCAATTGGTACGCTACTCGGTGGGGCCGTTGTCTTACGCTTCAAGACAGCAAGGAAGTTCATCCGGCGAGTCATCTCAGCAGAGGCCGATCAATGAAGAAAGTCTGTAAGCATATGACGATTGAGGTCCTGCATTTCCCGCGAGGAAATGATTTGGCACACTGCCTCCACTGCGGGGACAAGATTACTCTACCCTCTTCCGGTGGAATACGAACCAATGAACAGCCAACAGGCATCTCTATCTTGGAATGCTTTGACACGAAGGAAACACCTAGACGCCCAGGAACAGAATCAGAATCATGAGTGACATAATTGCTGTGTCAGACCTACATCTTGGCGATGGAGGTCCGAGAGACAATTTCAAGAAGAATCAGCATCTCTTCGAGTCATTCCTCGATCGGGTTGAGGAGGATGGCGACAAACTCTACATCCTCGGAGACTTGATGGAATGGTGGCAAGTAAATATTGCCGCATCCGTCGAACATTACTACCCGCTCTTGGAACGACTGGAAAGAATGGGAGCAAGATATGTCGTTGGCAATCACGACAATGCCTTCCTAGAGTGGATCAAGACGGGCGAACTGGATGCAATAGTCAGGATGGCGCTGATCGATCGACAGGAAGAATACTTCGTGAAGGTGATCGATAAGCGTCGTTTTCTGTTCTGCCATGGCCATGAAGGCGACGAATACTGTCGAGACATCAATCCTGGGATGGGGAATATTACCTCAATCATCTCTGGCTTGTTAGAGGATGATTACCCACGTCAGAGGGC